GATTCGCCTGCATGGACGTGAGGATGAAACTGTTTAGCGAGGCCCGGTTCCAGTTCCGGCAGCTCCGTTCCGGCAGGCCTGGTGACCTGTTCGGATCACCAGCCCTGGGCATCCTCGAGCAGCCTTGGCCGAACGGGACAACGTCGGATCTGTTGAAGCGGGCGATGCAGGATGTGGACCGGTGCGGCAACTTCTATGTCGCCCGTGAAGGCAACCGGCTGATGCGGTTGCGCCCCGACTGGGTCGACATCGTGCTCGGCTCGCGCCGCGACCCGGAAGACCCGGCCGGCGAACATGACGCCACCGTGTTGGGCTACGTCTACTGGGCCGGCGGCAAAGGCTCAGGGAAGAAGGGGTACGGGTTCCTGGTCGAACAGGTCGCCCATTTCGCGCCGATCCCGGATCCGTTGGCGAGTTTCCGTGGGATGTCGTGGCTGTCGCCGATCGTCAGGGAGATCATGGGCGATTCGCTGATGACGAACCACAAGCTCGAGTTTTTCGAGAATGCCGCCACACCCAACATGACCGTCAGCCTTCCCGAGAGTGTGCGGGCTGAGGCGTTCAACCGGTGGGTCGAACAGTTCAAAGCAGGCCACGAAGGACGCGGCAACCAATACAAGACGTTGTTTCTGGGAGGTGGGGCGGATGCCAGTGTCGTCGGCGCGAACTTCGAGCAGATGGACTTCAAGGTCGTACAGGGTGCCGGCGAGACTCGGATCGCTGCTGCGGCCGGAGTGCCCCCGGTGCTGGTCGGACTCTCAGAAGGTCTCGCCGCTGCGACTTATTCGAACTATTCGACCGCCCGACGACGTTTCGCTGACGGCACGATGCGTCCTTTGTGGCGCGACATGGCGGGCAGTCTCTCCACCCTCGTCAACGTCCCCCAAGGATCAGAGCTCTGGTACGACGACCGCGACATCAGCTTCCTCCAAGAAGACCTGAAAGACGCAGCCGAAATCCAGAGCACCCAAGCGATGACGATCAAAGCGCTAACCGACGCAGGGTTCGAGGCGCAGAGCGCCATTGACGCGGTGTTGGCGGGCGACTTCAAGAGGTTGACGCATACGGGGCTGTTCTCGGTGCAGCTACAGCCACCGATGCCTGAGCAGCCGCAGGCAAACGGGAACGGCATGGCGAAGCAACTGCCCGTTCCGTCCTCCGATTAGGTTAGGGTGTGACTCGACACGGGATTCGTCCCCCGTTGTCATGTCAGTGACGATTCGACGCCCATCCTTCGCGGTGGGCGTCAGTCGTTCGCGGGTTGGCCGAACAACCATCTGATGGCTAACGACGACGCTACGCGTATCTATCGCGTCTCGAACCCGGCAACTCTGATTTTCCGTGACCAGGAAGACCCCGAGGTTGAAGGGCCGATCGTCCCTTACGGCCAATGGTCAGAGGTCAACTCGGTCATCGAAGGCCACTTCTTGGAGCGGTTCGCCCCTGGCTCGTTGAGGAAGTCGTTGACGGAGAGCGTGTCCCGGGTGAAGGGCTATTTCGAGCATGGACGTTCGCAGATGTTCGACCGGACGCCGATCATGGACATCCGCCGCACCTGGGAAACCGATAGCGCCCCCTACTACACGGCAGGGCTGCTCAAGGGGTTGCCTGAGTGGATGCACGACGGGATCCGCAAAGGCCTGTACGGCACGTCTGTTGGCGCGACACCGGTCCAGGTTTCTCGGGATCAGAGTCCGCAGCCTTCAGAGCACAACCCGGACGGCATCGAGGAGCGCACCTACACCGAGGTTCGTGTCCACGACATCAGTTTGACCCCTGCCCCCCACTATGACGGCGCGGTCGTGTTGAGATCGATCACCGACGAGCTCGCGGTGGGGACACTTGTGAAGCATCCTGACCGGCTGTTGCAGCTGATCAGGGAGTCACAGAACGACGGAGCCGCAGCACCCCAACAGGATCATGAGCCTTCGGGGCCGCAGCACTCAGAAGAAGCCCCCACAAGAGAGGAGGACAAACCATCATGGCTTCTGTAGTCGAAACATTGCGCTCTGAGTGCGCGGACCTCAAAGCGTCCGTCAAGGACCTAGAGCGAGAGCATCAGGGCGAAGCCTTCCCCGACAAGGAGAAGGAGAAGTGGAACCAGCTGAACAGGCAGATCCAGGAGTACGAGACCCGGATCGAGCTCGAAGTCAGGCGCGAAACGATCGAAGGGCTCGCCGAAGAAGGACATGTCGAAAGGGTCGAGGACTTCAAGTTCCAGACCAAACGGCCCGGCAGCATTTCGGGCGACGAGGTGTTCGACCTGGAGCGCGTCAAAGCAGATGTCCGTGACCCGGGCGTGGCCGGCGCTCAGTACAAGGAACGGGCCAAGGGCGCGATCGAGAGGGCAGAGATCCCATACACGGGCGCTCTGACAAAGGAGGACGCCCAGGAGGAGCTGACCCGGCTGGCCGAACGGCTGGACGGGACAGGCGGCGCAATGAGCCGTCACATCCTCGCAACCGGCTCGCCCACCTACAAAAGAGCGTTCGTCAAAGCGCTCACGCCGAACGCGTACATGACGGCCGAGGAAGGCAGGGCGATCGACATCGCCCGTGCCGCATCCCTGACTGGCACGTCTGGCGGGTTCGCTGTCCCGTTCGAACTGGACCCGTCGATCATCCCGACCAGCAACCTGGCGATCAACCCGTACAGGGCGTTGGGCCGCGTCATCCCGATCACCGTGGACGAATGGCGCGGAGTGAGCTCGGCGGGCGTCACTGCAGCGTACGCAGCCGAAGCAACAGCTGCGACCGATGCGGCACCGACGCTGGCACAGCCAACCATCAGCACAGAGAAGGCCCGTGCGTTTATTCCGTTCTCTATCGAGATCGGCATGGACTGGGCAAGCTTCTCGAGCGAGATGGGCGGCCTGTTGGCAGACTCGAAGGACGAGTTGGAGGCGGCCAAGTTCACGACCGGTACCGGCACGAACGAGCCGTTCGGTGTGATCACCGGAGCCACCACCGTCTATACGGCGGCGGCGACGAACGCGATCGCACTGGCGGACATCTACGGCTGGCAGGCCTCGCTAGGCGCGAGGTTCCGGCCGCGAAGCGCATTCGTAATGAATATTGGAATTGCGAATCGTATTCGCCAGTTCGACACGGCCGGAGGTGCAGGCCTCTGGGTCGACACCCTCAAGAGCGGCCTGGCCGCTAACCCGGTGTCGCCTGGCACGATGGAGAGCAATCTCCTGGGCAAGCCGGTCTACGAGTCCACAACCATGAGTGCGACCATGACGACCGGTCAGCTGATCGGCGTCTACGGCGACTGGAACTACTACGTGATCGTTGATCGCATCGGGCTGACTGTGGAGACGATCCCGCATCTGTTCGATGTCACCAACAACATGCCCACAGGCCAGAGAGGGCTGTATGCCTACTGGCGCAACGGCGCAAAGGTCGTGGACGCTAACGCGTTCAGGACACTGAAGCTCGCATAGGAAGGAGGCACAACGAATGGCAGACACAAGCGACAAGAAGTTGGAAGCGTCCGAGAAGAAGCTGAACGAGGTGCTTCCCCCGTTCGAGATCAGCCCCGAAGAGCACGTCGACTACAGCGAGCGTGAACCGGACCGGATCATCCCCAAGAAGGGTGATGACGGCTACGACACCCCGTCCGGGTATGCGTTGGCGAAGGTGGGCGAGTTCAAAGGCGACCCGGTCGAGGACCAGGCCGGCGCTAAGGCTCACGGGCACGAGTACCTGTACCAGAAGATGCTGAAGCGCTGGGGGCTCGCCCCACGCTCGTAGGCATCTCGTCCTGTTCAGGGGCCATACTCCTACGGGTGTGGCCCCTGAAGTCTCTACCGTAGGAGGGACACCATGAAAACCAAGCCCCACAAGTTCCATGCGAAAGAATGGGTGCGAGCATCCCAGTCCTGCTCGATCCAGGTTGGGCCGGACGAATACACGTTCACGTCACGCTCGCAGCCGGTGAAGGGCGACCATCCCGCTGTGAAGAGCAACCCAGGCCTGTTCGAGCCGGTCGACCCGGACTATGAACCTCCAGCCAGTCCGGCAGCGTAAACCCACCTACGGGCAACTGACAGAACAGGTGGCGATGCTGACGGAGGCACTCACAGTGGTGCAGGCGGCACGGTGGTTCGACCGGTTCCACGCATTGGACGGGATCAGGGACGACGCCTGCCCAGCATGTGGCGGACGGATCGTCGTAGAAGAAACAGAACGGATCGAACACGGCAGGCGTGTCGCGCCAGGAGTACGGCTGAGGGCGGTGCCATGGTCATGAGAGTTCTGGTGCTAGGCGCAGGCGGTCCCGCTGGCGTGAACACCTGCAAGGCTCTATCGGGACACGATGTAATTGTCTACGACCAAAACCCGGATCATCTCGTCTGGGCCGCACCCCATGCGCTCGAGTGTTACAGCGCAGAGCTGAGCGTGGAGACGGTCAACGAGATCGGGGCGGACGTGGTGATCCCGCAGCCGGACAACCTCACGATGTGGCTCGCAGACCACCAAGACCAGATCGAGGCGCAGACGTTCCTACCGGACAGGCGGACGATTGCGTTGTGTCAGGACAAGTTCGAGGCGGGGTTGGCGTTCAGACGGGCAGGACTCCGCAACGACTGCATAGAACTCGTTGACGGCCACGCGACGTTCTACGAACACCTTGCGCCGTGCTGGTTACGAGCTCGTCATGGGGCCGGGGCTAAGGCAGCGATCTACGCCCGCAACGAACTGGAGTTCCGGCACTGGCACGAGTTCTGGCGCGAACGCGACCGAACCATCGAGTTCGTCGCAGAGCGGTCACTACCGGGCCGCGACCTGGCCTGGTCGGGCATCTGGTACCAAGGCGAGCTCGTCTGCTCGTTCACCCGTCAGAGGCTCGAATACATCTACCCCGGACTCACCCCGGAAGGCTTGACGGGCACCCCGACGATCGCGGAGATCATCCACGACGACGCCGCCAACGAACTGGCCGAAGCTGCCTGTTATGCGGTCGACGACATGCCGCACGGCATCTTCTCGGTGGATATGAGGGAGGACGAAGACGGCGTACCCAGGCCCACCGAGATCAACGCCGGTAGGGGGTTCACGACGTTCGGCATCTGGGCAGACCAGACCGACCCGAACCTGATGGAGATCGTCGTGGATGGGGCTACCGGGATGATCGGCGACCAGAACGGGCAGCCGCATCGCGACATGCTCCCGGAGGGCATGAAGCTGTACCGCCATATCGACTGTGGAGCGTTCATCTATACGCCTGTGCCGGCGTGAGGCTGAACCTTGGCTGCGGACACGAACCACTCGAGGGCTGGACGAACGTGGACGCCTACGCCGAACAGGCCGACATCATCGGAGACATCCGGGAACTCCAGTTCGAAGACGTCGAGGACGTGCTGATGGTCCACGTCCTAGAGCATTTCTCGTGGCGAGAGACTCGCCAGGTGTTGGCCCGTGTTCATGGGTGGATGCGGAAGGGCGGCCAGCTGATCGTCGAGGTTCCTGACATGCAGACGATCACCGGAGAGGCGATGCTGAACCCTGATTGGATCCGCTACCTGTACGGGTCGCAGGAGCATGAGGGCGAATATCACCGCACCGGCTTCACCGCACACAGTCTGTCGATGCATCTTCACGCGACGGGGTTCACGATCAGGAGGCTGGAAAGGTTCCGGTCGCAGAACCGGCACCGCTACCGGATGCCGTGCCTCGAGATCGTGGCGACCGCATGAAGGAAGTCTGGACTTGGCTTCTAGGCTGGGCTGTCTACCCCATGTTTCT